CCCCACGACTCGGCGATGATGGCGAGTTCCAGCCCGTCTGCGGACTCGGCAAGCCGGTCGAGCGCCCACATGCAGACAGCGACCCCGTCGCCCTCCGAGAGTTCGGAGGCGTCGAGTTCATCGTGGGCAAAGGCGGCCGCGGCGATGCGCTCAAGGTCGCCGCCTGCCGCCAGTAGCGACGGCAGGCTAGGCGCCTCTAGTGGGGCGATTGCTCCCGATGGCAGGGTGACGAGCATGGCTCAGCCTCAGTAGGTCGCATAGGCTGCGGTGGCATTGACCAGCGTGATCGTCGCCCACTTGCTCGTGGCTGTGTCGTAACGCGCCTGCCAGTCGAAGGTGGCCTCGGTACGGCGCTCGTTCTTGATCGCGTCCTGCTTGCCGGTGACGTACTCGCACGCCGGCATCTCGACCCAGAACGTGTGCTTGTACGTCTCTGCGCCGACGGGCGCGAAGGCCGTCCCGTGCACGCACTTGATCTTCGCCGCGAACGTGGTTCCGTTGACGAGCGCGTTCCAGTCGTCAACGTCGAAGCTGCGCTTCGGGATGGAGCCGCCGACGACGGGCAGTGCCTGCTGGTAGATGATCGAGTCCGGGTAGCGGCTGTTCGTCGTGAGCTGGCGCTCGTGCGCGAGCCCGTTCTTGATCGACCAGTCGAAGTCCTTGGTGATCGCCGAGCCGGAAAGCCACGTGAGCGCGATCTCGCCTGAGCGCCAGGGCAGCGCCGTGGCGTAGGACGGGGTCAGTACCGGATCGGAGATCGTTGCCGCGACGAGGGCGAGCAACTTGGCGGCGTATGTCTGCGCGCCGCCCGCCACCTTGACCGCGAGTTCGTCGATGCCGACGCCCTGTGCCTTGCGGAAGGGCACGCCGTTCGGCGGCACGTAGATGAGCTGCATGGTCTGCGGGATCTCAGTCGTCTTCCATGAGAAGACGTGGCGATAGGCTCCCGTGGGCACGGCAACGGAATCGGGGTCGGTGATGACACCGTTTCCGGCCGTTGTCACGCATCCGCCGCAGGCCGCGTAGAGCAGCAGGCCGAGATCGGCAGGATAGAGCCGCCCGTCGAGTGTGCCCTCGGGCGCGTACTCGGCGACGCCCGAGTGCGGCGCCGCGAAGAAGCCGCCGCGGAGTTCGTCGTCGCGCTCGAGCATGACCGGCTTCGGGTCGATGTCGACCTGCGTCGCCGGCAGGTAGAAGACGTTCGATGAGACGGCGGCAGCGCCGCCCTCAGCGTTCGGCGCCTGCTCTAGTGCGGCCTGAATGTAGCCGCCAGTCGAGGCTGTCATTTGCCCTCACCGCCCTTCGTCTCTTTGATCTCGACGAGCTTGAGCGGCGAGCCTTCGATAGCCGCCTTCGCCTCGTCTTCGGTCATACCGGCTTCGGTGAGCGGGAACACGACGCCCGGCCCGTAGCCGTCCTTCGGGGACGGCACGCCAGACAGGTGGCGAGGCTCACCCTTGTAGTTCGGCCACGTCAGGCCCTTCATAATCCACACTCCTTATGCGACTTCGGTTGTCGATACGGTGAACAGGCCGGGGATGTCGCGGATCGGCCCGGTGAACCCCAACGGTGTGATCTTCGGCTCGCTCCAGTTGACGCCGTGTAGCGTCACGTCGGTGCCGGGGATGACGTTGTTCGGCGTGAGCACTTCCTTGACCGCGCGCCAGTAGCGCCAGAGCAGCACCTCGGACGCGGCGGCGTCATCGGCGGGCACGAGCACGTCTACCTGCACGGCGAAGTCGAAGTCGTAGCCGCCGGCCATGTCTTTGGTAGCCGCTGTCTCGGGTAGCGGCGTGACGAGGATCGACGGGTATGAGGGCTGCAAGTCCGGCTGATACCAGAAGTAGGCGTCGGCGGCGGGCGCGGGCAGCAAGACGCCATCGGCGTACTCGGCTTCGAGCGCGGCAAGTGCCGTCGCCATGCCGTCCTGCAGCAAGGCGATGAAGGCCCGGATGACCGCCTCTATGCCGATCATCGCCATGTCACGTACTCGGGAGTGTCTGTGTCGCGTCGATCAGGCCGAGTTCGGAGCGCGGATTGACAGCGCCCGAGCCCTTGCCCATGAGCCCAGCGGCCATCATTTGCTCGCGCAACCACAGCGCCGTGAGCTTCTGGAACTGCGTGCCCCAGCGCGGAGTGACGCGGATCACCGGGCGGGCGGGCATCTTCTCGGTGCCGTCGTTGAAGTAGTGCGCATAGCCGACGGCGGGCGATGACTCGCTCATACCGTAAGACGCCGACGTGGGCAGGATCAGCTCGGAGTAGCCGACGCCGCCGATCATCGCCGAGCGCATCGCGCCGGTGAGTACGCCGATCGGGTTGCCGGGATACTTCTGCTCTTTCCACGCGGCGTAGGCGTCGGAGAGTTTCGGCCACGACTTGCCGCTCATCTTGCCCTCGGTCTCGAATTGCTCGACCATCTGCGCCTTGAACAGGGAGCCGAAGCTGTGGAATAGCGGCTTCCAGTCGGAGATGCCCTTCGCGTAGCGCAGGATGTTGAACTGGAACTCTTTCAGCGGCGGGATCGAGCGAATGTCGAACTGCATGCCCTTGCCGATTGGTGAGACAGAGGCCACTAGAACCTCGTCTCGCGGTCGATGCGCGTGACCAACGTGCTCTGTGAGAGGGCTGTGCCTTCTGAGTCCGTGAACCCGCTGGCGAAACTGCCCGTGTCCTTCGTCTCGGCCTGGGCGTAGGCGCCGGCCTTTATCAGTGCGACCGCGTCGTCGTACTGTGTCTGCCAGAACGCCGTCGCGCCGCCGTCGCCGCTTGCTCCGGTCGCGGTCGGGTACTTCGCCTTGAGTATCATCGCCGCGGCGCCGTAGGCATTCGCCCTCGCCAGGAACTCGAGCAGGCCACCGGCCGCAACGGGCAGCGTGTAGTCACTCGACGTGAGTACCGCGTCGAGGTTCGACGCACAGCTCTCGACGAGCGCCTCAGCCTTCGTCAGCGAGGGGATCGTCGCCGTGACGACGGGTGGGCCATCGTCGGCGTCTCGCAAGGTGCCGAGGAAGTCGATCAGCGGGTACACGTCGGTGAGTGCGCAGTAGGCTGTCATGCCCGTCCCTTCCTGTCCGCAGATGCGTGGGGGGTCATCACGCCACGATCTGGTAGGCGTTGGAGTCGCCAGCGAGCGGAATGACGAGCGTGTTCACATACCCGCCCGTGCGGAACCAGCGGACGATGTCGGCGGCACTCGCGCCTGCCGTCTGCATGGCGTCGAGCGTTACCGACTCGGCGTCGGTGAGCCGCGAGGGGCAGATGGAGACGTTGCTGAGGTAGGCGAGCGCCGGACGGTCTGCCTGACCCCGGTCGCCTATCACTATCGCGGTGACGGTGACAGTCGTTGCCCCGATGGTGTCCTGCGCGCCGTTGGTGCCGTTTGCCCTCACGTCGCAGGAGGCAATACCGGCATACCTGCCGACGAGGGAGTTGAGACTACCGGCGGCGACGGCTGAGGCGTCCAGTGTTGACGCCTTGCCACCGTTCGACATGCGCGAAAACCAAGCGTTCGTCGAGTTCTTGCCCACGTCGAAGCGGATCTGGTTGCCCCCGTCGATGGCGGCAACGAACCAATGGTTGCCGCTATCGTTTCCGGCCCACAAGGGGGCGGCACGTAGGGAGGTCGTCCCGTTGGCGCCGACCCATGCGCCGGTCGGATAGATGAGACCTGTCGCCGTCCGCGTGCTCGTGCTCGCGTTCGCCGCGCCCGTCCATGCGCAATCGTGCGTGCCGCCGTCGAAGTAGGGACTGGCGGCGGCAGCCTTCTCTAGTTGGAATCCCGTCCAATATGAAGTGCTACTGGAGCCGGTGGTGAAGACGATTCGAGGCTGTATCTGGTTCTCCCCACTGGCGGCGATGGTGACGGTGCCGGAATAGCGGACGAACCCCGTTCCCACCGTGGGGGTCATCATGGTCAGTGTTGAACGTACCAGAGTCCCGGTGAGCAGGGTGTTGATACGGAGGAGCAGGGAACCGGCCACGGCCATTGAGGGAACGTAGCAGTAGACAGAGATGGTGTAGACCTCGTTCGCCGAAACCGCGATTGCAGTGTCCGTGTAAAGCGAGCGGGTTGCCCCAGTATCGGCGAACACAACCTTCATACAGGATGAGATGCCAGCGGGAAAGGGAACACCGGGGTTCGTATCCCGGGTCAGGGTGACATCGGTCATGGTATTCCAGAAGTCCGTGACGTTGACGGCAGAGGTCGGGTTCGTGACGTAGTTCGTGGCGGCGGGTAGGGGCAAGCGGCCAGCACTGCCGTACTCGCGGAAGCCGGTGTCGGTCGTGGGCGAAACCTTCTGCAGCAAGCCGAGCCGCCACATCGCGTCCAAAGCGACGTTGGAGTTAGATGAGGCGGCTCGGCGGCGGAGGTCGGAGCGGTTCATCAGTTGC